ACGGCGCTTCAAATGCTACGATGATAGGAGGTGTTGGAGGCGGCTCTGCTGTTTTCGGCGGTGGTGGTAGAAATGGTCGTAGTAATTCAAGCGCGCCAAGTAATGCGCTTATTTATGGAGGTGGCGGCGGTGGCTCTGGTACTGGCGCATCTGGTGGTGACGGCGCAACCGGAGTAGTCATAGTCGAGGAGTACGCATAATGAAAGCGCATATTATCGAAAACGGAATAGTCGTTAATACTATTGTGGTAGATGATTTAACTTTTATGCCCAACTTAGTAGATGGCTCTGTTGGTGGTGTTGGATGGTCTTATGCTGATGGAGTATTTACTGCGCCAGTGATTGTAGTTTCTGATGAAGAGAAAGCGCAACAAGTACGCAGCAGACGATATTCACTACTAACAGAATCTGATTGGACGCAAGTAGCAGACGCGCCTGTAGATAAAACAGCATGGGCAACGTACAGGCAATCACTTAGGGATGTTCCGTCACAGGCTGAATTTCCTACCACGATAGCGTGGCCTACAAAACCTGAGTAGAACTAAATGATTGAAATCGGACTAGCACTAGGGGCAGCTAAGAAAGCCTTTGATTTAATACAGTCTGCAATCGACACAGGTCAGCAGGCCAGTGGACTCATGGATCAACTTGGTAACTTTTACGATGCGAAAGACAAAGTTCAAGAAGCTAAGGAAGAACATAAACGAAAACCTAATGGCGCTTACGGGGAAGAGTCAGTAGAGTCTTATGCTTTTAAAATCATCCAAGCCGAGATTGCCTGTGACGAGTATGAAACTAAGATTAAGAAGATGTTTATGGCGCAGGGCAAGACTCCGTTATATAACAAAATGCTCAGAATTAGGACGCAAGAGCGCGACCGTAGAGCTGCTGCTCAACGTGAGTTATTAAAAATACAGCGAGAAAAGTTGCAACGTCAGCAGGAAGCAAAGAATTTACTCATTGCTCTTGTTGCGCTTGCACTGTGTGCGGGTTCGGCAATTTATATCGCTGCTATAGCAGTAGGCTAATATGGAATATCAAATAGTATTTAATGTGGGTGTAGCTTTGGTTGGATTTACTGGCGGTTGGATGGTTAATCGCGTGTTTGTTTTGCTCGACAGAATAGATTCAGAAATGAGAAATATCCCAATCCAGTATGTTGCAAAAGAAGACTACCGATCTGATATTGCCGAGATTAAAGAAATGCTCGGTGCGATCTTTAAGCGATTAGAAAACAAGGCAGACAAATAGGAGCTGATATGAAACGCATAAAAGTAATTGGTAAATTTGTTAAATCTAAATTCATGAATGCCACAGAAGAACAGGCTACCGTTGTTACAATTATTGCGGTAATCATTGTTATCGCATTAGCGGTGGTTTAAATGCTGTCCTCTCTTACGGCCTTGGTTGGCCCAGTGACAAACTTGCTAGACCAGTTTGTCGAGGATAAAGACAAGAAGAACGAGCTTGCACACCAGATTGCAACGATGGCTGACAAGCACCATCAGGAAATCATGTTGGCGCAAATCGCTGTCAACCGTGAAGAAGCTAAAGGCAACTGGTTTCAGTCTTCTTGGAGGCCAGCTACTGCTTGGGTTTGTGTGGCAGGCTTTGCAGTAAACTTTCTTATCTCTCCTCTAGCCGCGCCTTTTGGTATTGAAGTCCCACAAGCTGATACTACGGTTATGCTTCCGGTGCTTATGGGCATGCTCGGCTTGGCCGGAGCTAGATCCTACGAACGTGTAAAGCAAGTAGGTAAGTAATGGAAAACTTAATCAAGATGCTCAAGCGTCATGAAGGCGCAGAGAGTTTTGTTTATCTGTGTACTGAGAACAGGTACACACTAGGTGTAGGTCGCAACGTGGACAGCCGTGGAGGCCTTGGTTTGTCTGAGGATGAAATAGACTATCTACTATCTAATGATATTGTTAGGTGCATCAAAGAGATCAACAAAGAATATGTCTGGTTCGGTGATTTAGATGAGGTTAGAACTGAGGCGGTCATAGATGCATTCTTTTGTTTAGGCGCTACAAGGTTTCGTGGTTTCCACAAAATGATAGAGGCGTTTGAAAGAGCTGATTACAAGGAGGCTGCGACTCAGCTTTTAGATAGTCGCTTTGCAGAGCAAACAGGAAACCGAGCTACGGAACTGGCTGAGATGATCGAGACCGGAAATTATGTATGAGTATAACTGCAAGATATCGCGTGTTGTTGATGGAGATACTGTCGATGTTGATATTGATCTTGGCTTTAATACTTGGCGTATTTGTGAGCGCATACGTTTGTATGGTATTGACACTCCAGAATGCCGCACACGAAATGCTGAAGAAAAAGCAGCCGGACTCTTGGCAAAGAAATTTGTCGAAGAAGCTTTACACATCGGAGGAACTTATAAACTTGAGACTAAAGAAAAAGGAAAGTTTGGACGTTACTTAGGAACTATCTTTTTAACAGATGGCACTTCAATAAACGGCGTTTTAATATCTGAAAATCTAGCTGTAGCTTATAAAGGACAAAGTAAACAAAAAATAAAAACAGCGCATGAGGCTAATTATAAAAAGCTAAAAAAACGAAAGTTAATTTAGTGCAAAGCGCCTCCATAGTAATGAGTTGTTTGATAGTTTAGAAATTTATCACAGACCTCATCATTGCTGAATATGAACTCATCCATATTGGCTAAGTTAAAAGCAATGGTAGCTATGTAGTTCAAGTCATTCTCAGACATTCTGCCTTCGACTTCCTCAAGCCATTCTTCTATTTGTTCTTGGCTTTTTATATCAAATTCTATTCTTTTCATTTCAACGCCTCCAACAACAATGGCAAATTGTAGATACTGGTCAAGTGCTTGTATTTTAACATTCTAGCATCTTGTTTTATCTTTCTTACGGATATCTTCTCGCCTGCTTTGTAGTCCTGACCACGGTCTGTTTCCCAAAACCAGAACTTAGCGCAACAACCCATCACATATACCAAGTTATCCGTATGGCATACAGAAGCAAAAATGTACGCATCGCAATTCTGGTTTCTTAGATAATCAGTGAGCATGGCTTGATTGTTGCCTCCTACTCTGGCGAACCTAGAGTTGCTGCTCTTTACGTCTATTCGTATACCTTCAGCAAGGAAGTCATAGTCATAGGTGTCATCATGGCTGTGAGCTATCCCAAGGCTTGCCAATGCCTGAGAAACAGCCAATTCGCCTATAACGCCAGTGGCATAGGAGTGGCTATTCACAGACCGTCCATTAAGCGATTCAGGACTGTCAGCGGCTATTTCGTGCCACAGCGGATCTATCTCAAGGATTGCTTTTTTCATTTACAGGCCAAGGCACATGAATGCCCATCTTGTCGCCAAAGTGACGGTTTAAGGTCTCATAGACTTTAACGTAGTCCACTTTCTCGGCCTCCGCTGTAGAGTCTTTGCCTGTCATAGCTTCCTGAACTGGCTTCCACAGGTGTTCTTTAACGCCTGCCATCGTCCAATCAATGGATGCTTTATGCTCTAAGACCTTCTCCATTCCCAAGCCAGCAGAGTTCAGCTCGTCAGCCATGAGCTGACACCAAACGTGGAGCGCGGAGTTCTGTTTGAGTGAGCGTTGCTTGCCAGTTGCCCATTTGATTACTAGGTACTTGTCCTTGGCATACAGCTCGTCCATATGCTCTTTGAACATCTTCATTGCGTGGTCGCTATTAACTATCCAGTGTTGGCCTTCGTTTATACTCATATCAAATATACCCAATGAATTCGATTCGTCCGTCATTGCCTTCTGCTCGCGCTGCTTGGATGAGTGCAAATTGCTCACGGTAGTGCCTAGCAACGTCTTTAAGGTTCTTCTTATAGTCTTTAGCAAGACCAATGTTTTCACGCTTCTCACGCAATATGCCAATGGCCTGCTCGCCAAGATGAGCCTCTGCCCAGCGCTGGAAGTCATCAGGATTGCTACCTAGCTTCTGGTGACAGCCAAAACAATGGGCAAAAGCGTTCATAGGATCAAAGCGCACAGCGTAGGCTCTGCGCCCGAAGTAGTGGCTACAGTGAAGTCCTTGCGATCCTTCCTCATACTGTGTGCCGCAGGCTTCGCAGCACCAGTTAGTTCTGGATCTGACGCATTTACTAAACATAGTATCTGCCGCAGTGATCTTCATGCTCTGACCTTCAAGACTAAGTAGCGTCTTGCTCCTTGATCTGAGAACTGTTTCACCTTGTACATATCCTCATTTTTACGCAAGAAGCTGTTAATGGAATGATAAGCAGTCCTCATGTCATCATAGTCATCAAATGACAGAGCTTCGGTTTCGTCCATATCAAGCCATCGCACAACATACTTGCTGCGCGATGCTACTCTCCTGATACCTTCTTCTTTTAGGTTAATGACCTTCATTAGAATGGTATGTCCTCAAAGCTGGCTGGAGCTGCTGGAGCTGCTGGAGCGCTGTCCATAGGCTTAGACCACTTCATTGAGATGTACGGCTCACCGCCGCCTTCAGGAGTGTTCTTCCATCCTTTCAAGGCTATCTTGCCGCCTTTGTTTAAAGATACCTGACCGTTATCCAGAGCT